GGATTATTCGTTCCAATGCCAAAATCCCCAGAAGATTTAACCCGCATAACATTTTGAGATGATGACCCACCAGTTCCTGCTCTTATATCGAAATTATCCCCGCTAAAAGCAAAAACTGTATTACCAGCAGCACCTGTAAGGAATTTTCCTGTTTGACTCCCACCCGTTGATATGAGTGAACCTGGTGTTGATAAATCGCCTGTGAGGTCAAGAGTAGCTTCGCCTTCCACGGCAGAGATGGCCTCTGCATCAGTATATTTGGGCAAAGTATAAGTACCCATTATACTCTTGCTCCTGAATCTGCCACTGCCAATATCGTAATCTTACCATTGTTACCTGCACCGGCATTCTTAAAATAAAGGGTGCTTATATCTACCTTACTCCATCCTATACTACCACCGGCAGCGACAGTAAATACTTCCACTCCTGTTGAACCTAACAGCATAGGATTGGTCTCAACAATAATAATAACATCCCTGAGTGACTTTTCTGCTGTCTCAAACCTGATTGCGCTATCGTTTGCCATCGTCATGGTCTTACTATATGTATCTCCACCAGCCCTAAGTGGGCAGCCTGTACCCCACATGTAACAGCCATCAATACCAACGTTTGTTTGTGGACAGGGCAGATTATAGTATGGGCAAAATTGGTTAGAAGCTACCATTAGTCCTCCTTAAAGAAACCCCAGATAGAGACATGAGCCTCAGTACCAACTGTGACGAAGTCCACAGCGACAGCTTGCTTGTTAGCGAGTATCAAAGCGCCATCAAATGCTATCTCCATATCAGTATCAACTTTAATTCTTCTACGCTCAATTACATCACCCTGGGTAGCTTGTCCAGTCTCATCTGCGATGGCGGTAGCATAAGCAGTCGCATCTACATCTTTACTTCTGTTTAGACCCTGACCAATCACTGCCGTGCCAGTAGGGGTATAATCCGAAGTAGGCACATGAACCTCTACCTCAGTCTCAGTATCTCCGTGTAAGACAATCTTGTGAATGTGCAGTTTCTTTGTAGCATGGATGTTTCTTACTGACAGGATGGTATCAGCACCAGTATAGTTATAGGTTTCAATAGTCCATATAAATGCCTCACCTGTTAGCTCTGAGATGAACTCAAACTCAGTCTCCTGCATTGCTTTGGTGAGCAGTTGTCGCTCTTTACTTACCTCAGCAGTTATGCCACCTGTGCCTTCTATTCTGTCTGCCATGTTAGTCCTCCTTTAAATCTAAATTACTCATTTTCTTTAGAGCCTTCTTAAAAAGTATCAGAAGGTTCAGTATCTTCCCTTGGGTCTCATTACCTTCCTTTACAATCTCTTCCATCTTCACATACTCACCTCCTATTATAAACCAGTCAGAGCCATCACAGATGATAGCTATGTACTGGTACTGTAATGCTATCACTATTGACTTCTCTCCATCTATTGTTTCAGCAGTAGCATTACCTTTTACAGTCACCGTATGCCCTGTGCTATCCACCTTCTTAATATAGTATATCTTATGAGTGCTAGTAGAAGCGGCTGGTAAAGTTATAACTATGTCAACCGAGGTGGCATCTACTAATACTACCATCTCATTGCTAAGAGTAAAGCTGGCAGTTTTAGATGATGTCCTAAACTGACCACTATATATGTAAGACACAGAGCCAGGAGGTATGATAGGAGCTCTCTGCTCAAAGTCCTGTCCAGTTACAGCTATACCTGAGCCGACGGGAACATCTACTGGTCTGCCAGTCTTCTTACGACCCACCGAACAAACCTCCGAAGAACCTGATAATAGGGCTCTTCCTAATTCTCTCTATAACCTCACTACCGAAGGTCTCACCTCTTTCTTCTCTCCAAGGAGTCAGCTGCTGCCAAAGATTCTTAGGCTCAAACCTTCCAGCTCGTGGAGTAATCTCATCTGTTCAAGAAGACCAACCTCAGTCCTTCTAGCTCCACCAGGAGTAAATATCGGAGGAGGCTCAATTACCCCTTCTTCTAAAGACTGACGTAATCGGCTTAACTCACCTTCCAACCTTCGTTCCTCCTGCCTAGCAACCTCCTCTGATGGTAATCTTATAGGAGGAACAGGCTGTTCAGGTTGAACTAGCTCAGCTCTAACAGCAGCCTCTGCTATCTCAATGGTGTTACTGACATCTCCCATCATCACCTGCATCCTAAGCATACCAGGTCGGTAGATATGGCGTATGCCAGTTACTCTAGTTAAGGCTTCGTAAGGCTGGATAACAACTCCAGCTACCTGAACTAGTCCCCATCTAGCATTGGCAGCAGCAGGAGTTCCAGACGGCACAGCTCTCATTGAGATGTAATCGTCATCAGCAAAGGCAACCCTATCCACTAGATTGCTACCAGTAGTAGCAGTACCAGATATAGTAACTTTAACAGTTGTAGGACAGCCATTCTTCATTACTGTAAACACCCAAGACTTACCAGCTCCAGGTGCTACAGATACTTCTACATATAAGGTACTAGTAGCTAGATGCTGAGCTAACTGCCACACATTCTTTTCAGCAGTATCCCAAGCTCGAGTATTACTGTGCAGACCGTGATAGGCAGTTGCCCCAGTATTTAACGCTGACTGCCAACCACCAACAAACAGGCTCTCAGCATTATCATCTGGGTCAAAGGCAAACCCAAAGCCAGCGTTTACACTATTGGTTGGTGAGTTTAGTGGAGTTATATGCCACGCTACAAGGTCGCCAGTAGCAACGGTTATCTCGTCTGAAGTATTACTACCGCTAGTACCAGCGCCAGATATAGTTATAGTTAGAGCTGTAGGAGAACCATTTAGGTAGAGAGTTAGTCTCCAGCCTTCAACCCCAGTACCAGGATTATTACTAAGAAAGAGTCTTAAGTCTTTTATCTTGCCAGGAGCCGCAACATACTGCCTTACATCAGCCAAGGCATATACGTGGGGATTAGAGCAAGCCCCAACAAGGGAAGCATAACCAGCTGCTTCAAGCCTTAGCCAAGGTCCGCCTGCATTGAAGTATACGCTTTCGCCATCTACAGTAGGAACAAACTCATAACTGAAAATAGCATACCTGTTTGGTCCTGCTCCGCCAGTAGGAGCGCATCCTATAAGCAATCTATCGCCAGCCGCTATACTTACATCATTAGTTAAGTCTTGCGCTTCAGTTTCTCCAGAGCCTATGGTAGCTGTCTGGAGAGTGTCAGAACCATTCTTTCTAGTAGTAAATACGAATGTCTTGCCAGTGGGAGGAGCAGTCGGGTCGCCAGCAGCATTGAGAAGTATCAGTCTAAGACTCTTTAGAGTACCAGCAACAGCAAAGAAGGTAGTATCAGCTTCGCCTATATTAGGAAAGTCTTGCCAGTTACTCGGTCCGCCATCTATCCGCAGATACTCGGTAGTAGTATCGTGTAGTGCGTTCCAGACATTACCTGATATTATCTTCTGCTTTGACATTACAGTCCTCTTGAGTCCCTAACCTCTATCCTATCATACAGCTCCAGCTGGCAGTCGTGCGGAGCATACATTCTGCCTGCTAGTACTTCCGCCTCAGCTCTAGCTAGTAGTGCAGCTGCCCTAGTATCTGCCTGAGCCTTCGTAGTTAGCTCAGCAGCAGGCACTAGCCTTCTAATAGTATCATAAGCATCTATCTCAGCCTGGTCAGTAGCTTCTCCAGCTTTAATATCAGTCCATAAGCCATCTGCACCTGGGTTAGCAAATACTATCACATCATTAGGTATCAGCACATTATTGCGCTCTATATACTCATAGAAGTATGGAGCTTGACCTGAGTAGTAGGTTATAGCTACAGAGTCAGTTGATTGAGAATACTTAACCTCCATCTCTAGACCAGCCTTAGAGCGCAGATAAGATTTAGTTATATTTATGAGACGGTAGAGCAGACCTCCTGCTGACTCAAAGGGCTGTTGGTTAATTAGCAGAGTAGGAATCTCATAGGTATTTATGATGCTATCATCCTCCACAAGAGCAGCTAGTGTCCAACCAAGCTCGGACTCTATGATTGTCTCCATAACACTGTAAGGAGTAACAGCTGTGAGAGTTCCTGATTCATCTCGGTAGTATGGAGGATTACCTATTCTCATAGGTAGCTCCCCAAGCTTAGCCCACATACCTTCCAACTCCAGTAGCATTACTCTTTTGCCCTGAGCAGATATCTCCTGCTGATGCTTAACCCAGAGGCGAGAAGTTTGGGAGTACTCTCCAGTGCCACTAACTACATAGCCATAGCCGATTTCAGTCCAGTAGCCTTTCAGGTTAGGTATAGACCTATCATCATTGCGCAGGATGACAGATGCATACTCATTGTAAGGCTCTTCCTGATGGTCTATGAGTAGGATGCGTCTGTCCTTCTGGTCAGAGCCGTAGTTTTCGGTAGCACACCCATCTGCGCTAGTGAATACTAGATAGACATACGGAGTATTACTAGCCGCATTCTGCTCGGTAAGTAAGTTAGCTGATATAGACCTCATACTACTTCCTCTTTTTCTTATGCGGATGCTTTGCCATTTTACTGTATAACTCCAGCCGCCTTTAGTTTAGTCCTTAGCCCGTCAGCTTCTACCTTCAAGCTAGTTATTTCGGCAGCTAAATCTCTAGGCATTTCTGATAAGTAAGCGTCTAACTTTTGCCTGCCCATATTTATCCCAGCAAGCTCGGCATCGGTTACTGTGTCACTGTCTATTGGAACTATTCCTTTTGGTGTGTGAAATTGTATAATCATTATGCTGTCCTATATAGTATTAGACTGGAAAAAGCTGCCTTATAACCAGATGAACTGCCATTCTTCCCATCCACATCTAATTTAAGGGTTTTTAAGCCATCAGTTACGACGATAGACACTTGGGTAAGGACGTTGTTACTTGAACCACTTCCAGAGTAAGTGTCGACACTGGCGACTTCTACAGCGTCAATATAGAAGTCTATAATACCACCGTCACTTCCTGTTCCATATAGAAAGTAAAGTGTATATGTGCCTGTTGCCAGATACACTTTATAACTTATATTATCGCCATCGTCTGTGGTAGTATTCTGAACAACAAGATTGCCAATTCTCCCTGTGTCAACCCCAATAGTCCAAGTGCCTTGCCCTATTGAGCTATAAGCAATCAGGGAGATTGTAACATGACCTTCCCCTGCACCAGCAGCTACATCAGCCCAAACTGGGTCATTGGCTCCTATCTTAAGAAACTGTCCATCTGTGCCCTTAGCTAGTCTAGCTAGCCCAGAAGCATCATGAAAGAGTACGTCTCCCCGAGTAGTTAGTGCTACCGCAGCTGGATTTAGTGCAGCATCAATATCATCAGAACCACCAGAAACATGACTGGCTTCGTGTGCCTGAGGTGCATTACTTCCAGTTACATCTGCACCAGCAGCTACATTTATAAGTGTTAGTAGTTCAGCCACAGTCATAGCAGCTATATTGCCTGCAGCCTTCCTACCTAGTATCCGAGAGGCTGCTACAGCTAGAGCGGCAGGCATATCATCAGAATTGGCAGCTAATATAGTATTGGCATCAAACAGAGCTTTCAGTACAATGGATGCGGTATCTACCAGAGTTGCATCTGAAATCTTACTGTTCAAATCAGATAAGGTATCTGCATCGTGAGAGCTGCCTCCAAGTGCGTGAGCTACTATCGTGACTGTCTGCTGCAGGTTCCCACTGGCATCATAGACGCCCATCTTGCTACCATCAGTAATTAAGCAGAAACCAACCCCAAGAGATGTATCCTTAGGTATAAGGCGTCTTGCAGTCCCGCCACTAGGAGTTAGGTAGAGGTTAACTGTTCGGGCACTGCTATCAGTATTGACAAGGATAATTGCAGATACTACATCAGCAGAGTCAGCAGTATACAAGTCGTCAATAGTATTAGCTAGTTGCCCATCAGCTAGTTGCTTAATAGCATTATTGTCTAAGCCGTGCAGAGTATAGTCTACTACAGTAGCTGCTGATGCATCTCCTCTTATTTTATCTCCATTGTCAAGTGCTATCAAGCTAACCTCCGAGAGCTAATATTAGAGGCAGAGTCGCTACCACTGCCTCAGCGTCTGTGTACTTAGTGTGGTGAGCATCAGTTGGTGCATCGGATAACTCACTATGAGCTCTAGTACTATGAGAGCCTAGGGTATGCGCTTTAGGAGTATGGTCTTGAACCTGAGCTTTGGTAGAACCTTCCAGTAGCTGGGAGTCCTCTGCGTCATCTACAACTCCGCTATTGCCAGTATCATAGACTGACTTAAGCATATCGCCACTGCCAGCAGCTACAGTAACTTCGGAGTCATCCTCCAATACTAATACTAACTGGTCTGAGGCATTAACATATACTAAGTCAACCTTCTTGTTAGTTCCGTCAGGGTCTACTAAGGATACTACTCCGTCCTCCAGCACAATGGCTCTACGATAGGTAACTCCATCCTCAGTAATCTCAATATATGCTTTATCTTTATTGAAGGTTATAGTCATTCTCAATCACCTTTGTAGTTATAAGTGTCCCCCGTAGCTTCTTCAGCAAATGGAGTATTCGGAACAAACTCAACATAGATGAAGTCTGGAAAGAGAGCAAGGATTTCTACAACAGTAGGGATGCTTAGTTCACTCTCGTGGAGTATCTGAATCGTATATCCTGAAGCCTCTAAGATACGACGTAGAGTGTACTTGAGCTTCAGCTTTCTGAATATCTTATTGACTTCTGGTCTAGCTGTAAGTTCACTCCAAGCCATAGTCACCTCCTTATGGTATGGCTAATTCTGCGTCTATATCTGCTTCAGCCTTAGCTATGATTGCTAGGTTTCTTGCTGGCAGTTCACCTCCAGCCATGCCAGGCGGAGGAACTTTGGCTCTCTCTATAAGGTCTAGCAGTTTCTCAACCTTTGCTGCATCCATTGTAGTTCTCCTTGATACTTTATTTTAAGCAAAGTCAGGGTCTAGGCTATAGCAGAAGTAATACCTAGCAACTCCATTATCGTAAGATACTCGGAGTCCTAAGTGGAAGGGTATTGGCTTAGGGAAGGTAATTTGCCACAGACCACCTGAACTGGTCTTAGGCTCAAACATCTTACCAAGTGAGAATGAACCACTGTCATATGCCCAACTTAGTCTATCACGATAGGACCTAGTGTCTGTTACTCCTCTGGTATTATACATATCTTCTATAGTGCCGTAGGAGTTACCCCAAGCAACATAGATGATTCCATATAGCAGACCAGGGCGAGCATCTGGGAACTCAGCTAAGAACCGTGTTTTCTGGGCATCAGTCCAAGTTCCTGCAGCTTTAACCTCATCAGAGGCAGTTGCACCGTCACCACCTATCCAAGCTACACCTGGGTTATCAGTAGTTACCTGTCTATTATTAACCTCATAGTATCCTCTGGGACCTACCCATACAGATGCAACTGGCACACCTTCTATGACATTTATACTCCCACCAGTAACATTTACAGGCAGTGGTGAAATCTGAGCAGCTGGAGTTGGCGCTCCTCCAGTAATTATCTTTACTGTCATTATGCTCCCCCTCCATAGTATATTACTTCCAATAGGGCATCTGCCGCAGTGTCATCTATGGCTAGAAAATTCTCCAAAGCCTGCTTCCCCCAGACCTCAATGATTCCGTTCTCAGCAAGATACATACCTTGAGAAGCTGTTGGAGCACCGCCATCTACCCTCCAGCGACAGTCGCTCTCCTGGACTTGAATCTGAGCATAGATGATACCTGGCTTTGCAATTTGTGTGGCGGTAAGACCAGTCCCACCAGAAGCACTAATGTCAGCTATCTGTTCTCTGCCTAGTACTCTATATATTGCTTGGTCTATCATACTTACCTCCCCAAGTCTAATGCTTTACCTGTCTTATCTCTTGCCATTCCAAATGCTCTACCAGCGCATGCTTTCTGGTCAGCGCCAGGCTCCTTCATACATTGTTCTATTTCAGCACTGACAGCAGATTGTATCTGAGTGTCAGTTGAATCTTTAGTTAACCTCTCCATTGCTGGGTTAGGCATAGTTATCCTCCTAAGGTAGCTTCATATCAGCAGCTATCTTCTCCATTATACCTTTGACATAGCGCTCCATAACGTCCTTTATAGCAGGGAACATATCCTCAAGATGCCCATTCTCATCAGCCTTAACAACAGTGTACGGCGTACCACTACCATTCTTAGCAGTTATGTCAATAGTATTGTTGTTCTCCCACTGTATATCTATTTCTATTCTGTTAGGTAACGGCATATTGCTTCTCCTATGGAGAGGGAAGACTGCTCCTCCCTCTCCATACTATATCTAACCACCGCCAGCTATTTCTGGCAGGTCAAGAGCCACCAGACTTAGGCGGCTAAAACCTCCAGCAGTGATACATACTCCAAATATCTGGTCTGTATTGCCTCCAGATACCATACCACAGCCGTCAGAGGCTCCGCCAATACTAACTCTCTGTCCCTTGACCATAGCTGTAGAGCCATCAGTCTCAAAGCCACAGATACCCTTATACTGAGCCCAGAAGAATTGAGCCTGAGTCACACGGCAAGCGGGAATCCCGACAGCAATGAAAGTCTGACCACCTGCAGGAACTACCTTGCAGCCGCGGCTAGTTGACTTCCTACTACCAATAGGATTAGAATAGACACTGACTCTCCTAGCAGTACTAATACCCTTAATCAGCGCCCGCCTCAGAGTGAAGACACAGGTAGCACTGCCAGACGCAGCAGGATGACTCTCTATCTGATACGTAAAGCCTTTCTCTGCACTTGCGCCAGCTGGTCCTTCTACGAATAGCCATCCGTTCTCAAACTGATTGGCTACAATCGCTCCAGTTCCGATAGTGAGGGTAACAGTTGTGTCACCTATGGAAGCAGCAGCTGGAACAAGACCAGTCATCTGACCATCCTCAGAGTTCTGCTGAACCATTCTGCCAGGAACTAGGGTATTACCACTGTTATCGTTCTGAGCATAGCGGAAATCCCTACCAGTACCCTCATCGTATTCAGTTCCGAGAGGATACTTCTGAAGAGTATCAGCTACATAGACGTCGGGAAAGGCTATGCTCTTCAGACTAGCATCCTCAGGATTAGCGGGTAGATATAGTACTCTACCATTACTCCTTCTAATATCGTACTCTATAGACATTTTACTTTACTCCATTTTGTTAAGCAGATAGTTTTATTCTGCCTCATCTGCTCTACCTGACTGGACAGTGCAGTCATCGCCACTAAATAGTTATCGCCACGTCTTGGATGTCAAAGATTCTTCCTAGGCAGAAGCTAGAGCCAAGCAGTAAGGTGGAGTAGTTAACCAGCCTAATTCCGCCAGCATCGTAGTCTTCCAGTTCAGGAAATCTTACTAGCTTGTAAAGATCACCAAGACCTTCAGTTCCACCGTAGGCGTAGGTTAGACCAGGCTCCTGGTTCATCACGTTACCATGCTTGATACCGAAGATGGAGTAGACCTTATCACCAGAGACATAGAGTGCTCGTGCATCTGAGCTTCCACCAGTTCCAGTGTCGTCGTCCTCAGCTACGAGGTAGTCAGTCCTGATGATAGGAAGACCGTCCCAGAACAGTACTCGCTTGCCGAGGTCATTGTAGCCTAGGGTTAGGAAGGCAAGGTTAGTAGTATTGGCAGCTGCTTGTAGAAATCCTCGTTCCTGATAGGCAGCATCCATTCTGCGGATAACTTCAAAAGGTGCCCAGAGCTCATCTACACCTTGCTTCATCTCGTCTATCATTATTCTTAGGAAGGCGAGACTAAGCCCTACATCTCCATTATCTATGTTCTTAGGGTCGTTGCTACTGCCAGCAGTATATGGAGAACCGTGTTCTGCCGCTAGTGCATGAATACCATCGAACTGCTTAGTGGAGGTATAGGTATTATCAGCATAGATTATCCTAGCTCCAATCTTCCGCCTGAGTCCTTTCTCAGACTCCAGAAGCTTCCGTGCTTCGTAGTTGTTGTAGGTTCCGTAGATACCTTGGACATAGTGGTCAAGCTTCCGTTGGATATAGCAAGTGCGAAGAGTAGATTCCTTCTCATCGTAGTCTACATCCTCAGTCCAAGATAGTTGCTCACCAATACTTATATCATTTACTGCAGCTTCTATAGAAGCTACTGCAGCTGGTTGCTCTCTCAACCACTCTATCTTGAGTCCGCTATGAGCCGCCTGACCTACGGTAAGCCTATCAATAGGATTGTTGCGTTTGATGTCTTCCTCAAAGACACCAGGAATTTTCATGGACTGGGTTAACTTTTGCGCAGCTGCTAAGTTACTCCAATGCCCGCCTGAATCAGCCATAACAATCTTGCTCCTTTCTTATATTTTACTTGTCAGCCAGAGCAGCATTGCTAACACCTCGTATAGGAGTAGCTTCAAGTATCTTAGTTGCCCTCTCTATATTAGTCTGAGGAGCAGCATCAGCACTTCCGCCTCCTACTGCATAAGGTCCAACAGCACCGCCTTTAACTGTTACGAAGGCTTTAGCAGCCTCCTCGAAAGAATCAAGCTGTTCTGATGTCTTGTCTTTGATAGTATCCTCAGGCACTCCGTATTTCATTACAATAAGTGCCCTGCGATGCTCCAGAGCAGAGCTATTAGCCTGCTCCAAACTACTCCTAGTAGTCTCTAATTCCTGCTTGACTCTCGCAGCTTCCTCATCAGAAACTGCACCCGTCTTACGGGCTTCTTCATTCTCCTTGATATTAGCGTTTAGAGTAGCAATCTGTTGCTGTGCTTCAGACACCTCAAGCTTAGCCTTGTCTATGGCATCACTATGAACTGTCTGGGCTTGCTCCATTTGCCCTTCTAAACTCTTCTTAGCAGCGATTAAGTCAGACTCAAGAACAACCTTCTTACCATCAAGAAAGGTCGCACCCTCCTTAACTTCCACCTTAGGAACAGTAGTAGCGGGAGGTGGAGTTGTCTTACCTTCTCCGTCGCCAGAAGCACCATCAGTTACCTTCTGGTTCTCTTCACTCATTACATTCCTCCATAGTAGTAGTATATCATATCAGTACCGCATTGTCAAGGATAATAAATACCCTATATAATGTTATACGGTTTATTTACACTACATTACTCAACCATCTCCGAAGTTAAGAACTGCTTCAGAAGTCCATCATATATTTCCTTAGCCTGAGCACTCATTAACTTATCTGTAGTGCCAAAGAAGTTAAGCCATGCATCTGTCAGAGGGTCAAGGATTCTGAAGCGCTGACGAGCTTCTCGGAGACGTTTAGCAAAGCCACTTATAAGCTTCAGACCGTCAGGACCTAACACCTGCTGTAGCTCCTCCCGCTCAACGCCACGAGCTACTTCAAAGCGACGTATCTGTTGAACCTCCTCAGGAGTATACTCAGATAATACTATGCTACGGAGATTCCTGTATGGTCTGATATGCTCTCGGCTAATCTGCCAGTAGAGCCTCTCCATAGGAGTCCAGTCAAACTGTATTCTCTGTATCAGGCGTTCTCGGTGAGCAGCATCCAGAGACTCTAACAGAATATCAATATGAGTGTAGTAGGTATCAAAGTCCCTCTCCATGCGCTGAGCTTCCCAGCTCCACTTATACTCAGGCTTGAGCTCAAAGTAGTAGTAGAGCAGCTCTTGGTCAGCACCTTGAGTAGGAGTAGTAATACCTCTCTCCTCTAGCATTAGAGCACGCTCTTCAAAGGTCTTAGGCACATCCTTATAGGCTGGAGATTCTCCTAACACTCTGACAGCTTCTGCTAGACTACCTTGTATATCACTACGCATAGCTCTCCACTGGTCAGGACCTATCACACCATCTACCAGTTGGCGGTTAATCTCTACCATACTGGGACGGACTAGCTCTCCTTCCTCATAAGTTCCTAAGTGTCTAGCATCTTCATATACTCGCTCTACCTCTTGATAGTAGTCTCTTATCTTTACATCCAGCACCTGCCAGCTAGAAGGATAGAGCGGAGTAGTAACTCCCTGCCATCTACGGTAAGTTTCAAACTCATAGAGGAGCTTTTGCTGTAGTATATCTAGGCGATAGTAGTCAGAGAACCTCTTACCTGTTACTGGATACAGCCTGTCAATATGCTCCTGAGTAGATACAGGTACTCCAGTAGCCTCCTCAATAGCTAGGCGCATAGATTTTCTTATCTGAGTATACTCATCGGGACGGATTCTGAATAGACCAGTCTGCTGCATAAGGATACCTTTAACACCGTCAACCTTATTCACTGCTTGTAGCCAGAGCTTCTCTTCCTCCTCAGTTATAGGTTGGTTCTGCTTCTTCTTCCGCCAGATTTCATCAGCATCATAGCCTTGTCCTGCTAGAGTTAACATAGTCTGAAAGTCACGGAAGCGGTCGGGGTAGATGAACTCTAATACTGCTCCTATATGTTCAGGAGATAGAGCTCTCATAGCTGATAAGGTAGTTCTCATCCAAGCAGGAGCTAACTGAGCCAGCTCAGGCTTGCCTCCTACAGTAGCTCCAAAGAGCACAATAGGAGCCATAACATGAAAGCCCGGAAAGAAGCCCATTCTGCCGATATAGTCGATAAGTTCCATACCTGGCATAGCATCGTAGTATTCAGGGAAGTCACGGAGATACATAGAGCGGAGACCACCCATCCAGACAGAACCTCTAAGGATGTTTATCTGAAGGTCAGTAGCAGGTATAGGTAGATAACCTTGGTCAGTATAGTTAACGTAGCGGGCTAGTCCTGTCATAGTCCCAGGAGTCCTCATCCAAGTCCTGGGTATCCAGCGCCAGCGGAATAGTTCATAGTTCCAGAAGGGGAAGATAGCTCGCATTGCTTCATCTATTACATTAGAATCGTCATAGGTAGGGAAGGATAAGGCGTGCTGCTCACGAGCCCTAGTCATAGCAGATTCTTTGTTAGACCACCAGTCAGTAGTACCTCCTGCTGGAGCAGCTTTCGGTAAGTCGGTAGGAATACCGAAGTCCCTAGGCTTAAACACAACGTCCTGAGGAGACACCTGAACAGTGGCATACTTAACCTTGCCGTCAGTTACAAATATGTCTATAGGCCTTCCACCGAACTCAGGAGCTTTAATCCTCTTGTTTAGTAGTTTGGAAGCATCATCAACTGTGATAAGAATATCTATATCCTTTGGAGCTTTCTTCCCTAAGAAGCTACCTATAATAGAAGTATTCTTAATATCCACTCCAGCATCTCTGGCTATCTGCCTAGCAGACTGGACTGCGACTTTAGCATAATCAGCCTTTATACCAGTTAATCTCTCCAGCTGAGCTTCAGCAGTAGTAACTACCTTATACATTGGCAGTTTCTCTACATCATCTGCTACTGAGTTGACATACTGACGCCACTTAACTAAATCAGAATCAGGAATCTTCATACTACCATGTAACCTTGTCAGCTCCTGCCTTATCTCCTCTAGCTGCATTACTGTAGGACTATCAGGAGTCAGGATACTAGGCTCTATGCCTTGATTCCTCCAGAGCTGGTCATAGACTTCTCCTATAGCCTCATCAGTAAAGCCCATATCAGATGCTGTCTTGCTAAACTTAGCAGCATAAGCGTCTGCTTGTTCTGCAGTATGTAAGATGAAGTCTTCTCTTGGTCGTATAGTTATGTGATGCTGCACTCTAGTAAGTCCTCTATATAGGTCATCCCCAGTTGCTCCATACAGATAGGCTAGATGGTTAGGCGTAAGCTCAGCAGTTACTTCTGGAACGAAGTCAGGAGTGAATACTGGTTTGTCTACTGATGCAAGAAAGTTACGGCTAGCTCTTAGTCTAAGGCTCTTAAACTTCCTAGCATTGCCATCATACTCATCCCAGATGATAGCCTTCTGAGCTCGCTGTTGCTGCCAGAACCTTTCATTCCTTTTGCCTTTAGGAGTTGTAGGTATGATTGCTTCTATCCCAGCTACCTTGTTGCGGGTTGCTAGGATGTTCTCAAGTTCAAGGCGAGAGATAGAGTCAAGGTCGGTAAGGCGAGCTAGTTGAACTTCATTCAAAACTGACTCTCCAGTACCTATCGTGAATCTCTTGGATATATTAATTATAGAATCGTCCAGAACTACTATGAGTTCCTCACCAGGCGCGTCCGCATACAATCTAAAAGCATCAAAGCCTTGCTCGGAAGACTTTATTTTATTTATCAGAAACTCCTCAGCAGTCGGATGCCCAGAACCTCCAAGCTCGCCAAACTCCTTGCCTATGCCAATAGAGTCTGCTAACGACTGAGCATCTCCTCGCCAGTCCAAAGAGTTCTTAGGCTTAATGGTCGCTCTAATATAAGAAGGTCCGTAGTATCCAGCATCGTCAAGGCTCCTAGTAAAGAATTGCCCTGCCAACCCAAACTCTCTACCCCTAGGAGCCTTACCCAGACCCCTTAAGTACTCATTTGGAGCTAGATATCTTATCCTACTCTGGAGCAGTCTAGTCATCTCCTCAGGTTCCAGATTAGTAGTTACAACGGTTCTAGCATTCTCTCCTAACTGATTCATTATCTTAGTAAGCTGCTCTTCACTTGTCTCCATAAACTCAGCCAGTAGCTTAGCTGAGCCTACTTCAAAGTCATCAAAGTCAGCTGGAGATAGCCTAGCTTTCCTCAACTCGGTTAGCTTCCTATAGTCGTGTATTCTCTCCCCAGTGCCCTCTACCATAGCAGTCATGTTCTGCATATCTCCAAGGAACTCATTAAGGTTACGAGGAGGGTTAGCTAAGAAAGTATCAGCTTCCTTCTTCAGCACATCCATCTGATTCTTCAGGCTGATAAGGCTTAGCTCCCTCTCGGATTCTACATAAGCTGCTATCCTGCCATCTATGTCTTTGAAGATACTGCCGCCTAGCACTTCATCTCTAATACCAACCTTAGTAATAGCACGGACATCAGTCATCCTATCCATAGTCTTGTAGAGTTCTTTGCTAACCTGCCTCCGCTCAAACTCCAGTACATCCAGGTCAGCGTGAGCTCTGACAGCCTCAGGTCCTACAGTAGAATCCTGTAGCAGTACTCGTTCTATATCCCTAGCATCTTTACTAGATATAGCAGATATATTATCTAGTTCTGCTCTATGATTAGCTACATTATCCACTAGCCCTTTCATATTATCTGGAGCTATCTCAGCCAGAGACTTCATATAGTGAGTCTGATAATCAAAGGCTACCTGCTTAGAGTTGAAGTGCCCCCACATATCGTAAGCGTCTTGGAAGGATGCTAGGTAGTGGTCTCGCCCAGCTAAGTTAATCTTGGCACCTATAGTCTTACCACCTAAGAAAGGAACCTTCTCAGGTATGGTTACTTCCCTAGTTACAAATGGTACTTTACCTCTCTGAAACACTGCTGTCTTGCCAGTCTTAGGGTCTATCATAGCTTGAGCTAATCGTACCTCACCTCGCTCCATTAGTTGAAGTTCATAAGGAGCTCCAGCCAGTCCTTTGAATAGCCTATTAGTTTCTGCTACCCCACTGTAACTCTTAGGATACATTATCTCACCGCCTCCTAAGAAGCTCCTACCCATATTCTCAGTGAAGTTATAAGGACCAAAGTTAGTGAACAGCAGATTCCATCTAGCTAGAGGCATTACTAGCCGCCTCTCTAAAGCTACTAGCTGAGTAGAATACAGCATCTTGTCTGCCACCCTAGTAACCCAGCTAACAGACCTCCCAGCCTGAGTCATATGAGGAGTCATAGGACTATGGATATTGCTGAAGCGGATACCTTCCAAGCGGTTAAAGACGTTGAGTATAACATCCTGAGGAGCATCCCCCTTGACAGCAACTAGAGCAGCTTTAGCTATCTTCTCTCTAAAGGTAACTAGCTTGGCAGATACATTAGTAACCGCCTCCTCAGTAGCTTCCTGTCCTAAGTCAGCTATTATCTTACCAGCTGTTATCCTCTCACCTTGACCAGAGAACATATTGAGAACTTCATTGTTAAAGCGAGCTAGGCGGACAGTATCAAATGCTATCTCTCCGCCAACTTCAGATATTACTTCTCCAGTAGGACCTAAGATAGGCTCTCTAACGCCAGCTACCATCTTCCTAGCTGCTAGGTCATCTATGTAGTTGAACTCCAACAGATTAGCCCCAGCTCTAACTGCCAGGTCATGTCCCTCCATAGGTCTAGCCAGAGCCTGATTGATAACGTTGTCAGCAGTGCCAGTCAAGTCCTTTACCGTCAATCCTTTAAGGTTGCGTACTTCAGGAAAGGTTCTGCCTAATACTGCGTTGAAGTCCATTATGCTCTTGCGGGCGAAGTTCCTAGCCATCTGAGTAGCGGTTTTAGGAATCTGATAACCTACGCCAGTTAGCCAGAATGAGCCTTTGATAGGAGCTAAGAATACTTGCACTCCAGCCTTGAACACAGCATCTGCACCAGCAACATAGCCTCCATGAAAGGCTCCTACCCAAGGACCTATCCTAGTTCCTACAGTCCTAAGACCGACCCGAGTAAGCCCAGTTCCTATTTTGTATGCAGCAGCAGTTGTTAGCCCAAAGCCAATATACATAAGAGGGTCAAAGGCGGATTCAGCAGCTATCTTTAACCACCAAGGAGCGTCCCACTCATTAAAGGACTTAGCATATGAATCCCAGCTACTCAAACCCATAGAGCGGTAGAACTCATATCCCTCTTCCAGTCTAGCAGCCGCAGTACCTTCGGAAGTTGCGGCACCAAGATTAAGTAGCCTATGGAAACCTATAATAGATGCGGCTACAGCTGGTCTAGGAAGCATATTCCAGTACTTATCCAGTAGCTCTACTGTTGCCATCATGGGCTGAGTAGCCGCTAGCTTGGTAAACTCCCAAGGAGTCAGCTCTGGCTCTTCTGGTAGTACTAGTCCAGCACGGAGAAGATTCAGTTTACCTGACTCTATTTCCCAGCTTATCGCTCTCTCAGTCAACCAGATCTTAACATCCTTCAGTTCCTCTTCCTGCAAGTCCATCTGGCTAAGGATACTCCTAACATCTTCCTCAGACATACCTTGTGGAAGCTCAGCTACCCCGAACTGGAAAGACTTAGCTAGCTCCTCTACAGTAAGGTTATGAATACCTCTCAGTTCCAGTTTAGGAGCGGTAAGGACTTCGTTCAGCACCTTAGTCTGGGCTTCCATAGCATCCCCAGTGAAGCCTTCTGGCAGCACATTAGATAGGTGCTTCAGACGGTCATAAGTCAGATTAAGCCAAGTTGTATCTGCTTCGGTCATAGAATCAAGAGGCATATAGTTAAGTATATCCTCAGGGCTCTGTATCTTATAATCTGGCAGAGACAGATAGTTTGGCAGAGTTATCATTACCTCCTGACGCCAGCGGTTAGACTTCATCTCCTGAAGAGCTAAGTCATACTCCTGCTGAGCTTGGAGTAGTTCCTGCTTAAGAATCTCAAGAGGAACTGCAACTGGAAAAACAGAAAGACCTCCACCAGGCAGAGGAGTCTTCCTAGCTGGTCTAAAGAACTGAGCAAGAAACCCAGTTCTACCCCCAAGGATAAAAGCCTGCTCAGCAGTAGCCCTTTTCTTCTCAGTTTCCATAAGCCTGGTTTGAGCCTTAAACTGAGATATACCTAACTGCTCTAGCTCTCTGCCAAAGCCAGGAAAAGGCTCTGGAGGCTGAGGAGGCGGAGGTAACTGTGGTGGTTCTACCATTATTGTCCTCCTGTCTCAGCTGCTCTCTCTGGTATTTGAGCTCGCTGAGGTGTAGTCTCGGGTCTGCCAGCTCTCATAGCTACCTGCTCAGGCTGTTGTTGCTGCTGAGTCTCTGCAGTCAGCATAGCTAGGGTAGCATCAGCTACTGACTCATAAAGTCTGGCAGTTCCGCTATCTCCTATCTTAGCCAGATAAGCTGCCTGCCTACGATAGTATTGGATAAGAGCTATCAAGGCATTAGACGGGTGCATCTCAGCCTGGTCAGCTCTAACCTGAGCCCTCTCCTGCATATGGTCTTCAATATCAGGGAACAGCTTCTTTATAACATAGCTATAGCTTAGTCTGAAGTCAGGGTCAAGCATACGAGCAGTAGTTGCCCTCTGAACTAGGTCTCCAGGTATTTCAATGTCATAGTCAGCACTTACAAATACATCATCTGGCAGTACTGACGGATACTTCCAGCCATAAGGCTTAACTCCACGCTCTCTGATATCTGCAAACCAGTCATTGTCTATATCCTCATAGCGGTTAATGAAAGCCTGATGGAAAGGCTTAATTACCTGATTAGCAGAGGCAGCTATCTGACTCATGACAGAGGCAGTTATCTGACCTTGAACATTACCAAACATAGACCAACTGACACCACCTCGTTGCATCATAGCTTCCAAGTCAAGTTGAGTACTCCTGAGCTCTAGAGGTATAGGTGGAGTGCCTATAAAGTCTACGGAGTCATCAGGACCTCCTCTGAATATAGCTCCTCTGCGGAAGACATCCTCAGGCTTGACTATAGCCTTGCCACTTCTGCTTCGTTCAAAGATTCTAGGCTGAGCAGTATCCCTCAGTAGTTGTAGACTGAAGCTCCACCACTTATTCCAGGTGCGGTAGATGTTCTCATTGGTTGCTATAATAGCCTGCCCAATCTCAGCCTTCCATCTATCTACGCCAGCATCTTGAGTGTGTAACTTAAGGGTAGATGAATATGTAGGCAGTACTCCCTCAGTCAAAGCCCCCATATCAGGTAGCCCACCTACTGGAGCTATGTATATGGGCATTCTGCGGAACCTAGTCTGACCAAACTTCACTAGTACAGTATCTACTACTATCGCGTTCCATACCGTCTTATTGAAAGGAAACTCATCAGATATCTCTATCCACCAGTAGTCGTAGATAGTAATGTTTCTGCCAACAGTAGCTCTCCACTGACGGTAGTTACCTCCTAATGCCCAACCATTCTTCTTAGCCATAGTAGTAGCCTGAGTACTACTGATTCTGAATATATGAGCTACTTCACTGAGCCCTAGCATAGCATCCCACATAGGATAAACTTCAATAGGATTCCAAGGCTCATCATAGCATCTAGAGCCATCATCAGTAACCAGAGCAAAATCAGCATACCAACCAGTTGCTAGCATAAAACCTAGTGAAGTACGTTGGAGACTCTGCCTAGGGTTAGTCTTGCGGAAGGTTCTATGCACATCCTTCCAAGCAGTTTTGAAGAATCCACTAACACTAGCTACAGCAGCAGTCATCTCAGGGTCAGTAGAGCTATACTCCTTAATCCTATGAGGTATGTCAGCATCAAGTAGATGAAGTACCAAGTTATACAGTGACCTAGGGTCATTACCTACAAATGACTCCATCTTCTCAGTTTTCAGTTCATCAACCATCTCTATCATCCGATACCACTGTTTCATTTTTTCATCTCTCGGACTCCAGAAATTTTTTAATTCAGTGCATCTAGTTATAATGTCAGTAGCGTTCTTACCCATTAACTACCTCCAACAGACCAAATCTGCCGAGCATTTTCATAGCGCACTCCTTCTCAATCAACGGCTTCAACTCTTCATACTTCTGAAGTAAACCTGTATCTACCGCTTCTATCATCCAATGACACTTGACACAGACCCAGATACCTATAGTAGGCTCTTCATCTATCCAATGATGATAATGAAACTTACTCTTATCATCTTCATAAGTCGCTCCGCACAGCTCACACTTGCCAGTATATGGTCTCTTTTCCTCTCCAGGAGGAAGATACTTTCCTCCCAGCGACTTCACTCTATAGCGATCTCTACCTTTACTATCATACCATCTACGCTGAGCTTCCTTATGGTTAGGCAAGTCATTACCCATCATATTTTCCTCTTTTCAAAGTACCCCCCACAGCTCCCTCGCCTATACTAAACAGCTTCGCTAGTTTCCTAATAGATAAGCCATGCTCTATATCGTTATGTATACTGCACCCTGTATCAGCAGCTAGCCTATCTAACTCAACATTAGACAAGCTCAATGTCCACTCTCCTTCCTTCCTACATCATCCCTATCCCACTCCTGAACCAAGGTCATATGACCACAGTTAGGTTTCTTACACTTATACAGTACCTGATTCTTGCTACGATGGGCTATCATCATTTTACCTCCGCACCTAGAGCACGCTACATCGCTGTTATCTACCCCCATTTCTCATCCCAGCCGCCTTCAGTAGTATTACCTACATAGCCTCTAGCAATAGGCATAGCATCCCTGCACACTATTGCTATGGCTCCTGCGTCGTGGTGGTCGTCTGCTCCTACTACCATTATACCACTCTTAACCATAGAGTTTCTACGGATGTTCTTACACTGAGACCAGAAGCGTATATCTTGACAGTCAATATCGTTCAAGTGTCTATTAACTTCAGTTATCATATAAGGCTTAGTGCTAACGTTAGTCTGCCAGCCTACAACCTTACCAAACTTACCTGACCTAACGTCCTCCCTCCAGTAGAGGTCAGGGTAGTCCCTAAGATGACTTACAATGTCTAAATTGTCTTCAGGGCAGATAACTCCGCCATTGTAATAGTGAGCTACTTCCTTCATCAGCTCAGCCATTTCCCACTCATCATACATGCCTGCTAAGGTAGCGCAGTGCTGCATTGTCGGAGGTATTTCCTCACCCTCCTTAGTCCTATAGCCTTCAGCGAATCTCCACACATGACCTACTGATTCTGATATCTTACCCTTACCTGGGTCAATGCTAATCAGATAGCCTAGATTATCTTCTCTATCATGCCAGATATCCAAGGTAGCAGATATGGTAGTCTTAGTTACCTTATCAACTGCTACAATATCCTTATGAATAGGAGCTGGCATGCATTTATGAACCTTGTCAGTTATGATGTCTGCGCTGTAGGCTTGGTCTCCAGCAGTCATAAAGCAGGTTTCGTCATCCTCAGGATACTCCTGCGGGAAGATAAACATAGTATCTCCTGCTCTACGCATAGAAGCCATTTCAGCTCTCTTATATCTCCTCCAGCGAAGTTTAGCCATAGACATCTTCTCATCAAGATTCTGCGTAGTAGCGATAAGATTCATTAGCATAATCTCATCTGACTGAAGGTTAGATAGCGGGTCAACATCATCCCCATCAAGGCAGAAGTGGTCATCAGGATACATAATATACTCAGGATGAATAAACCAAGGATAGAAGTGGTGCCTGTAGACAGACTTGCCTATGACAGTACCTTCCTTAGCTGCTCTATACATATCACAGAAAGGATTGTCCTCGCCATTAGCAGTCGAACCAATGCGGATTTTAGTTCCTACCTTAAGAGGAACTCGTTGAACAGCAGAGGCAAATACTGCTTCATGCGTACCCAAAGGCCAAAAGGCGTACTCATCCAACAGTAAGTTATGTATGGTTTCTCCTCTACCAAGCATATAACTTCTGGCTGAGAATATATACATTACTGAGTAGAAGCCTGTATTCTTATCCTCCCAGCTGAGCTCGGTGGCAGACTTATGGTCAAGCCTAGGAATAGTAGGAATCTTACGCTCAAGACTCCGATGGTATCTTTTTGCCTTTAATACTTGGCGCTGAGCAGAGAACTCATCATAGCTTATGATAACAGACACAGTGCCATTTACTGTAATGTTGTCTATGTAGAAGTCACCAACTATGATAGAGGTAAATCCTACCTGCCCAGGCTTTACATAGATATCTCGCCAGCTAGAGTTAGCTATGACGTCATCTTGTATAGGATTAGGAGTTAGAGGAACTAACTGGCGATTCTTATCTTCTATCTCTAACAGAGTGCTTAAGGTAAGGCGTCTGTCAGAGAACATCATTCTTAGTGCTTCATCTTGTGTCTGAACTGCCAAAGTGTTACCTCTTATTTCCGTTTAGTCTACCAAGCAATACATTAAGCTCAGTCAAAGCTTTAGTATTTGCCTCACGAGTAGCTTGGTCTCTTTCAACCATTGCGTCTGTAAACTTCTTAGACTCCCGCCACATTCTCTCGGTACTGAGCCTATCCTTACGATACATTAAGAATATCAAGGCACCTAAGAAGGCTCCTACACCCAGACTACCAGCAATCTGTAATATAGATTCCATTAGCGAGTCCTCCTACTAGTTGATGCTCTACCTGCTCTAGACGCAGGACGACTATATATTGACCTGCTACGGCTTATCCTACCTACTGACCTGGGCTCTCGGATACGGACTCTGCTAAGCTGAGCTCTTTTGATGTTGTGCCTTGCAGCATTGATTACCTTGGCGGTAGTCCTAAGTCTCCTAGCCATCCTTGCTCTTAATTACTACTTTGTCAGTTCTACTAACCTCCACAACCTCCTGATTATCCTTCATCCACTTAACAAAGTTAAAGCCACTCTCAGAGCTACTAGTAACAGCTTCTAATAGTTGTAGTTGCTGAGGAGTATAGGCACTGCGGAGACGTAGCAGATACTGATGGTCATATATGCTTAGCTCCTCAGGCACCATCTCGCCTGTATCCTCATCCCTCACTAGCACCATCCCAAGGCTCTTACGAAGTATAAGATGGTCTTTCTCCAGTACCATACGGAAGTTACGGTAGAAGTCTAATTCAGTATACTCTCTGGACAGTTCCTTGCGAAGCTCAGGCATACGTTCTTCCATATTAGAGAAGGTGCCGTCCTGTCTAACTTCCTTCAGCCAGCTCCTATCCAGTCCTAATACGAACAGTGCTTCCTCATCAGAGAATCCGCAAGCCATATAGCCTAAATACATAGCTCTATTATCGTCCTTGCGGTAAGGTATGAGTGTAGTTGCTGCGGATACTTCTGGAGGTAGCTCAGTTGTAGGTCCTATTTCAGTAGTTGTCATTACAGTACTCCTACTCTGGAGTATATCATATCATAGGTATTGTTGTCAAGGATAATATATAATGAGCTGCCAATTTATTTAACATAGGCATTTAGGCAGGTTGACAAGGATAGCTACTGTATGTTATAATAATTATATGGTAGAGGAGATTGTAATAGAAGAGCACATCTGTATCTACTGCAGCGGTAACCAAGTCTGGAGCGGTGATGAGTGGACGTCTGGATAAGCGCCTGCCGCAAGACTGTTCCTAAGTGTAGCTACTGTAGTGAGACAATCACTAAGGGAGAGCCAATGGTCTTCGGCAAGCTATGGCTGAGGCACACAGAATCAGGAGGTGAAGCTAGAAGATGGGTAATGAGCTTCCGCTGGCACGCCGAGAGAGCCAGAGATGGACAGTGCTGCTGGCTGGTTGCAGGATTAGAGAATCTAGCAGCTCATCCTCCAGTAGAGACTAGAGGAAGGAAGAGGCTAATACTACCAAAGGAAAAGCTAGAGGAGAGGTTGAAGATACTTAGACAGAGAGCTAGAGCAGCAGCAAAACTTAGAGAACTTATGCTAGCACCAGGTCAGAGGGATATAGATGAAGTTATAAGAATAGGTAGCAGGCTAGAGGAGATGAAGGAGAGGATATCTGAGTTGGGAGGAGTACCGAGAAGCTGGGACAGCGGAGCTTTCATAAGAAGATAGCCCAAGACCTGAGTGGTATGAAGAGAGATGATAGTAGGAGATATGTGTGATATGCTTAGCCTTAAACATCTTCGGGAACTGGGAAGGCTACCGTTAAGCAGTGACCATCGTCTAGTTCTAAACCGTGCATCTTATGATAACTATAAGGTCGTTCTTAATCTAACGGATAACCAGATGGACGCGATGTTTATTGTGGACGATTATCTGGATAGCAGTCAACCTATACCGAGTTATTAAAGGAGGATAGAATGAAGAAACTGGCTGCAGTAGCAATAGCTATCCTACTAATCATACCAATAATACCTACGCAGTATAATATCCTAGTAGAGAAATCTATAGTAGAGGAATATACTACTACTGAGCCTTACACTGCCTACGATACAGTTCAGGTTCCCTACAGAGCATCCTCAACTATTGTCTACTGGCAGGAGACAGAAGGCTACAGGAGGTGGAGGACCGAAGTTAAGACCAGCATAGAGAATTCCCTGCCGTCTTACTACGGCTTAGGCGAATCTTGGTCAGGTAGATGGGTTATTGAAGATGTAGGAGTAAGTGGGTATAGGACTGTTCAGGAGCCTGTTACTAGGTATAGGGCAGTTACTAAGACCCGAACAGTATATAGTCCTGCTGTTGAGATAAGGACTAGAAGAGTTTCTATACTATACTACATTATAGGAGGTTGAAAATGTGGAGACCTAAGGATTGGGAAAGACATATTTTGTTGGCACTAGATGAGATTAAAGAGGGCAAACCTGTTTCGAATGATGAGATTGATATCTACGAAGCTGGTGCTAATGCTATGTTAGAAGCACTAAAAGAGACAGGCAAGCACACCGATGGGCTCGCTCCAACGCTTAGTATCAATGTCCTTCCTGAGCAGAAGGGCTGGTTAGTATTCATCCCAGAGGAGGTATAGTATGAGAATAACAGCAACGGCACTAATTAGGGGTACTCAATACGTGGTGGAGATTGATAATAAGGTGTATGATGGTAGACCTGAGCAGGCAGCGAAAGAAGTTAAGCTAGCTATTAGCGAGTTAGAAAATAGCGAACTAGCTATTAAGAAAGCTATAACTCATTAGTTAAAGGAGGTTGAGCAAAATGGAAAAGGACTTTCATAAGGAGTTCAGCAACTGCCCAAGCTGTGGTTCTGAGGATAGATTCTTGGAGCAGTTGGGTAACGAGCTGAAGGAAAGAGGACTAGCCAGACCTGAGTGGAGTTTCCATATGGATGTTAGGCAGGGAGTTGTGCTAGACCCAACTAAGGAAGCTGCTCTTCCTATCGGCTCTGAGATTCCTGGCTATGCTTTCAAGACTGACATCTGTATGGGCTGTGGGTGTATCTATGCTACAGATATTACTCGGGCAGATTTGAAAAAGCAAGTAATGCCTCCGCAGATTATACCGCCTAACAGAGCACAGAGGCGCAGGGATGCTAGGGAGTTTCCGTTCAGTTCAAGCTAAGTAAAAGGAGGTGTAGTATGACTAACATAAAAGTAACTAAGACACTGGAGAGCGGCTTTGCTAATGTAACTGTGGAGGTCAGCAACAAGAACCCAAGAAAGCTGCGGAGGATGTCGTCAGGGCTCTTACGACTTTGAGGCTCAGTCTGAAAGTAAGTAAGTAATTATTTCCAGAATGAGAATTCTCCTGACTCCAATAGATAGAAGAATCACACTGCAAAGTAAGGCACCCGTATGGGGGCTAGAAAAGTTGTTGCAGATGGGTGGCACCTGCATCTGTGGAAGCCCCGCAAAATATATTACAGGTCGGCACCCTAGGTATGATATGGACGATTTGATGAGCTTAGGTGATGTTGAACGACCTGGGGCTAGGTCAACACCTGCCAATGGTTGTGAGCCAGGTTGACAACGACGACCTAGTATGTTACAATGGTTATGTAATTAGATAGTACATTAATAATAGAATATTGACGGGTTGCTCCACCTCGGTAAAATAATTATGGAGGTGAGCAACGATGGCAACGGTTCCTATTGAGGTACAACGGTATAAGCTCATATACCGAGTAGCGCTCAACGCACTGGAAGCAATGTTTGGCGAGGATATGGCGGGAGATTTTATGTCAGACCTCAGCACAGGTAACTATGAGGTACATGACCTACCATTCCCAGACTTTGTATGCGACAGTTGTGGTTATGCAAACCCAGAGGGAGATTTCGAAGGCAAGGTGTGTCATAGATGCGGCAAACAACCTATAACCACAAGCCAATACCTAACTCTTAAAACCCAGTAGACACCCTTCCCTGTAGCGCTCAGTAATTGCCGAGTGGAGCAGCCCAATACAGCCCAGTAATAGACGCTGGGTATTTTTATACCTTGATACGGATATGGTAGCATAGGTATGAATGAGCGAGTATGAATGAGTATGAGCGACATTGTGCTATGCCAACTCCCGCCAGCCGAGCTCAGCAAGGTTGCATTGAGGTGGCGTAGGTGATATGATATATGTATCGATGGTGATACCAGTACATTAACAAGTGATGTAAAGGTATAATAAAACATCATTGGCACTTAAGGAGGTGTGAAGCGGTAACGTCACTACTCCCGTAGAAAGGGAGATAGAAGAATATGAGTAATGGTGAGGAATCTGCTAAGGTTGCAGCTGTAGCAACAGCTGAACCTACCGAAGATGAACTGAAGGCAGAACTTCAGAAGGCACTTGACTCTGGTGATTTTAAGGCGGTAGCCACTGTCAGTCGCAAGATAGACACAATCATCCGAGCAAGGGAGAAGTCAGAACTAGACGCCAAGCGGGCGGCACTGGATAGTATGGTAGATAAGGTTAAAGCTATCTACCTCAAGGCACTCAAACCACTGATAGATAGTGGAGACCTTGACGCAGCGGACGGCATCTGGATAAGTCATGACTTTGGAGAACAAGCTCCAACAGTACGCCTTATGAAGGCACAACCAAAAGCATCAAGGGCAGGTGGTGGAGGTGGAGGTAAGAAGTTTGACATCAGTACAGATGATATGCTAGCAAGGCATGGGGCAGATGAGTATAAAGACGGAATGAACTTTCAACAGGCATGGGAGCATAGTACTGATAAGAACTGGAGGTATGCCATAAGGCAGAAGCTACTGAAACTCGAAGGTGTAATATAAGTAGCACCAGGTAGCAAAGGTTGAGGGCAGAGTTAGTTACCGCTCTGTCCTTTTCTTTTGCTTATAAACTTAGTAAGTAAGGCAGTAAGTACAGTTACTGTGTTGCACCCTGCAACAGGAAGTAGCCAGGTTGACATAGGATATTGAGTATGGTATAATATATGTATAGGATAATGAAGACGGGAAGGAGGTGCAACTATGTATACTGACTTCAACTACAAGACAAAGAAAGCACTGAAGCAGGCGGTAACTGAAGGTAAGCAGATAACAGCCTTTCAACCAGGACTAGGCACAATGCCGCTCAACGGTATCATATACCTTGAAGGTCCCCACTACCCAGCATCTCATACTTGGTATGCTCAGGCTGAACTTAAGGATGGAGTAATAGTGAAGGTAACCTAATGAGTGTTATCCATACAGTACTAACAAGGACTGAAGTTAAACGGATAGGTAAGGTTGACCAAACATACTTCAGACGCAAACTACAGACAAACTGTATGCTTAACAACCTACTGCATAGACCTATCAATAGACTACTACTTAATGAACTGATATGTATTCTGGATAGCAAGCCAATACCTAGACGGCATACAGAGTATCATCATCACAGTAGTATAACAGTAATCCGTAAGGTATCAAAGAAGGAGTTTGAGAGGTTATGGGCGGCATAGAGTATAAAGTAGTAGACAGGAATTCAGTTATCAAGCAGACAATACAGAACTTAGTAGAAGCTGGTGTCCTCCTGCCTGATGAGTGTAAGTACTATAAGCTACATCTACAGAAGCTGAGTACTAATGACCTGATACTAGAGCTGATAGCAGCTCAGCTACTAAGGGAACAGACACCAAGTCCAATCAGCTTCTATCCTATAGATATAGAAGCAATTAGTATGAACTAAGGAGGCAGAGAGATGATACTCAGACAAACACTAGAGAAACCAGTTGACGGCTACTGGGACGGCGGAGCTAAGCAGACATTTGATTGGAGTATAGATGGCAGACCGCAGAGAGATAGCAATGGCGAATATGTGAGGATAGGCTCTTGGCAAGCGAACTGCTGGTTTCACGTAGCGCTCGGCAAAACAGCCAGACTAACACTATCCTATGCTATGAGGCACTTGAAAGCTAAGACTAGAATACCAAGTACATTTGAATACATAAGGTAAAGCCTGATATGATAAGGCACCTTAACATTATTTTGATAGCTGGGCTAGAGACTACCCGAAAGGGCAGAGGAGTAGTTTAGGAGTGTAACCTCCTAATGCAAAAGGATTGCTAATGGCTTCTAGTCCAGCTATGAGAATAAAGGAGGCGGAGAATATGAAGCACTGCAGCAACTGTAGGAAGACTATTAGAGGCGGCTACAAGTTGGTAGGAGTAAGATACTACCATCTCAAGTGCGATATATTTAGTGAGTCAATCAGTCGTACTACTACAGCAACGCACGATTTGCTAAGGAAGTTTGGTCATATGCAGGTTAACCCCAGCAAACCACTTACATTCTCAGAGGCCTGGGATAGCACTACCGACCAGCAAGACAGGTATAGTTTACGAGTTAAGCTACTTAAGTTGCAGGCAGAAGATGAGTTACACTGAACTATACTGTTACAGCTGCTCTCACTGGAACTGGGATAGCAACACAGGTGTCCTCGGGCACTGTGCTATGTACTCCTGCGCTTGTGCTAATGCTATAGCTAACCATAAGCCTGACCCGCCACCTTGGTACTTATCAATGAAGGAAGTATATGAAGAACAAGACGAAGTATCTTAAGCAACGCAAGAAAGAGAAAGCTAACCGTAAGGCTAAGCAGATAGGTAGTAATGTTACTGACGCCAGGCGTATGTTAGAGGTGCAGAAGCAGGCTTTCAAGGTCGCTGAGGAAGCTGCTAAGGAGCCAGCAACTGACCGACCTATATCAGCAGCAAGGAAAGCATTTCAAGACGTATAAGGAGGCACTTATGAAAGAGTATAGCTTGAGTTTAACTATCTCGCATACTGAAGAAGAACTAGATGAGGCAGGACTATCGGGCTTGTCGGAGAAAGAGATTCAGGAGCACTTGGAAGACGAGTTCAACGAGCTAATAGGTTGCGGCACTCTATATGATACTGAGTTTAAAGTTAAAGAATTATGACTGAAAAGATATCTCCTGCTAGTAGCTGGGCACTACCGCCTACAGGCAGACAGGTAGTAGCAATAACTCGACTAGCAATGCAACTAGGTATCAAGGAGCCTATTGAGGATAAGCCTAGCAACCGCTGGGAGGCTAGGCGTATGATATATGACTTAACCCAGCAAAGAGACAAGCGGTAGGGTTGACAACTAACCCTACTATATGGTATAATTTAATGCTACTAAGGAGGTGACTACTAATGGAGAGCAACACCGAGCATCAACCAGTAAAGCTAACCATAACCTATGCAGATGGACGCACTAAAGACTTTGAGATATTTATAGCAGTTGTGGCAGAAGGACTGATAGTCACTGGCGAGTCAGAGGGCGTAGTACTATACTCAGCAGCCGAGGACTTCCACTGCTTATTAGTAGCCTCAGTAGCAGCAGACTACCCAGTAGTGTCAGAACTTCTCAAAGGTATGCAAGGAACAGTTAAGAAGATGCTAATGGGAATGGAGCCTCTTATGGCACTAAAGATAGTTAGCGGATTGATAGAGCAGAAGGATTTGAAAGGCGAGGAGCCCTATTACGAGTGTAGAACAGCCCGTAAGAATGCTGAGAGCAACTAGTGATAGAATGCAATGACCGCCATACTGACTCAGTAACTCTAGATGGCATACTGATAGGAGCCTGCCACTACTGCCCTATATGCTTCCGACAACTCACCTACAATTCTATGCCTGATGTAGGTGAGACATACTGGAACTGTGGCAGTTGTGGTTGGTGGGATACTCAGGAGCTAATAGAACTAATGATGAAAGATGAAGGAGGCTAAGATGATAACAGCAGAGCAAGTAAAGAGCGCCTACAAGGATAACCCAGAAGGAACGAGCAAAGCCCTAGCCGACTCCTTGAGGGACTTTGGCTACTCATCCGTAACTGATGACTGGGTTAAAGTTGAGATTGACAGGTTACTGAACAGTGAAGAAC